TTTGGGAATCCATCTTCATCTGTTGAGACGTCTAATTCCACTCCTTCGAATGGAACTTTTAAACTCATACTAGCCCAGAATTCTTTTTCTTTTCTAGGCCAGTCTTGGTGTCCGGGCGGTACGTCTAGTACTTTGGATAAAAGCTTGTGAGCTTCTTCTCCTTCGAGTCCTTTAAGGGGTTGTCGTCCTATATAAATAGAACCGATTTTGATTTTTGCCCCAGCTCTAATCTCTTTGGGAAGATGATTGAGGACTTCTTTGCGTCTGATAATAACTTTTCGCATGGTTTTAAAATGTTCTTTTAAGGTTTAAGAATAACTTCAGTCTTTATGAGGAAAAAATGGGGAACCCGCCCGTTAGCGGGCTCCCCTCTGCAAACCAAACACAAATTACGATGCTACACACTGAAGATCAAGGCTAGTATCGAATCTGCGAAGCAGGATACCAGCGGTCTTCAACATGTGTACAGACGCACCGTCTATATCAGATGGAGCATTTCACGACCCTTCTTGTTAATCATCTGGAGGTTGTTTTCTCCATCGTAAGAAGACTGGTCAACAAACACCATTCTGTAAGATTCCAACGGCAAACCAGACTCAGGGTGCTTCTTAGAAGCTTGAGCAACCGGACCGTGGTCAAACAACGGAACTTTAACAACATTCACACGGTGACCGTCGATGTGGTCATACGAGGTGAAGTAACCCGTGATACCGAGGTTACGACCGCTACCAGTGATGAACGTCGGTTGAGTCGTTTGTAAGTAGCTATTAGAAGCTGTTAAACCTCCAGTAGCATAGTAGTTACGCATAGCCTTATCGAACTCACGAGCACCACCGATACCAGTGTACAAGGTAACTTGCTTATCCGTAGCATCTGTCATACCGTAGAACAAATCACCGATAACATCCTCAATCTTAGATTGAGTCAAGCTAGAGTAGGTGTCCTTATTGATGATTTGCTCGAAGAGACCCGGACCAGAGATAACGGGTTGACCGTTTTCGTCAAGCATTTGGTTAACTCCGTTGTCGTCATAGGTTTTAGCACCATACCAGTAGTACATTTCACACTCTTCCTTAAACTTAAGCATGTGGCGGTACTCTTCGTAATCCATCCACAACTTAGTCGTTTGACCATCCTTCATCGGGAGGGTGAATTGTGCAACATAATCTTTAGCATTACCAGCGAAGTGGTAAGACTTACGAACCGTACCGATTTTGCTTCTGACCAAGCCCGGTGCAGTCCAGTTAGATGCATTACCGCGAGAGAAGTCAACACCTACGTTAGCGTAGAGCATACCCCACAATGCACCTACCGCTAAATCTTTATTACCCTCACTTGCAGAAAGAGCACCCGCATCGGGAGAGACAAGCTTCAAAGTGTACTTGTACCCAGCTCCGTCAGGAACGGGTTGCTCCATAATACGAGCTAATACCCCAGATTGAGAAACCAAGGTGTACGGGAAAATGAACCACTTGTCCGGGAAAGTGACGGTGAACATTGATCCACCTGCACCTGTGCCAGTAGCTGCGACAACAGGACGAACATTAACTTCGTGCGTCTTCACACGGTACTCATACTCGAAACGATCAATCGACTTGGTGTTCCCAACACCCTCAGTCAAGAAAGACAAGGGGAATTTCTTCTCCTCTCTACCTGCAAGGTGGGTGATAATTGGGGACAGCTCTTCGGGTTTCTCCATCAATGCGTTCACCAAAGAGTTGGTGTCCGTCATCTGCTGATCGTTATAGTAAGTTTTAAGAACTTGCATTAAAGCCATGATTGTAAATTTTTAAAGGTTAGTTTTTTTGTTTATTGAAATAATGCCCCAAGATCTAAATTATCAGAATTGAACTCTTTGTTTTTGCGAGAGTATTTCCCTGCGCTTTTAGCTTTCTGTTCGTTGCTGACAATACGATCTCTAAGGCTCTGTACACTCTTAGTCCTAGCTTTAGTCTCAATTACATCTTTAAGATTAAAGCCATTAAATAACAAATAATCGATAGCAATCTTAGTTTGTAATTCTGCTTTCTGATAATCCATATCTCTCTTAGTTTCCCCATTAGGGCCTACAGGCATAGAGATGTAATTAAAGAATTCTGACTTCTTACGGTCAGGGATTCTAACTCCTGCAAAATCATTCTCAGACTCAATCACTCCAGCTACTTCATTCCAGAACTCTTGAACTTCTTCTTCTCTCTGCTGTCTTTCTCTCTTCTGCTCTTCAACTAGTTGACGTCTGTATTCTTTCTGAGTCTCAGCTAATGACTTCTGAGCTCTCATTGCTTTATCATACAGCTTTCCTGTTTCCTCAAAATCATTGATACTTTCCATTGCAAAATCATCATCATGACCTTTTGCTTTAAAGTATTGAAACAGGATAGCTTTCTGAGCTCTATTATCGTCTCTTGTCAACTCATAGTCTGACAAGTCATTGTTAGGATTGAAAGCTTCAAAGAATCTCTTAGGGTCACCACCCGCAAGCACATAGTCTAAGTGTTGCTGTACTTCCGGGAATTGAGTGAATAACTGCTGGAGTTGATCTTCTGCTATATTCTGTGCAACATCTTTTACAAAGTTGGTTAGTCCTTCTGTAGTATCATCATACTCATTCTCTAACTCATACCCAAGGGTATTTGCAATTTCAAAGATGATAGATTCTTGAGAATCTTCATTATCATTATCATCTTCTACTTCCTCATCATCTTGAGGGTCTGCTAACGGATCATCCTCGTCATAGTCACGAGGTTCAGTATCTATTTCTTCTCCCTCCTCTTCCTCTTCAACGTCATCTTCAATTTCTTCTTCAACTTCAGTTTCTTCTACTGCTTCAAGTCCATCTCCAAGCATGTCATCTAAAGACAGTGCATCTAAATCGACTTGAGGTTGAGATTTGGTTTTGGTTGTTCTGCTCATGATACAAAAATATTTTTATTTGGTTTAATTTGCAACATATATTTAGTTTTTCTAAATACCTTTATAATATCCCACTTTCCCTTATTTCTTTGGGGATTTAGCCTTAATCTTTTTCTCTTGTTTTAGCATTGCAGCTGTAGGTTTCTTTCCAGAACCTTTATTAGCTCGAATATTATCCCATAATCCTCTCTGCGAATAAGAGCCATCAGCTCTCTTAATCATCTCTTTCTTAGCCATATTATTTATATTGATTTAATGGATTTAATTGTCTTATCAAATCATAGTAAGAACCTGATGGAGGAGTAGGTTTTTTACCTTGAACCATTCTATTAAATTCCGTTAAAGCTGAATTTGGGATTCCCATCTGTCTTGCTTTATTAGCGCTGGTTTCGAATCTTTCAATATCTTTTCCGTCTACAGCTTCTTTTCTTTTCCACCCTCGAAGCCATTGCTCGGCTGAAGTGGTTTTTCCTTGAGCATACGCTCTCATATTAGTTCCTTCAGAGTAATTCATGTCTAATAAAAATAATGCTCTCTGTCTATCTAAAGATAAGTTTCTAGCATCATTATTTGGAATATTTATCCAACTTGGGACTTTATTTCCTGTCTGCTCCGCATATTGTCTGACTCTTTGCTGCAATCTTGGAACAGTAGATGCCTCAATTTGAAATGCTCCTTTTGCAATTCCACTTCCTCTTTGTACCATTTTAGGATCCATTGTATGCCCACTTTCATGATACCCAGATGTATCACTTAGAGCTAAATACTGTTGGGGAGTTCCTCCATGCATTCTAGCCATATGTTTTGCTACTTCAAACGCACTAAATGGATCTACATTTTTACTGCCCCCTCCTTGGTATTTACTAACACTCCCAGATCTTAGTAATCCTCCATATTTTTTAAACCCTTGCTTTTGGAAAAAATATTTAGATGTAGCACCCTCACCGCTCCAGTCAGCTTGCCATATAGGAGTTGTTGTTGGGGAAAATTCTCTTTCATCAGCTACTTGCGTTATTTTAGGAACAAGTCTCTCATATGTATCTTCAGTTCCCGTAAATACTCTTATTGAATTATTGTCATTAATGCCTCTTCTAGTATCTATTGGTTGGTTGAATGTTCTAAGTAAATTTTGATAAACTCGTTCATAGCTATCTCCAAATTGTGGATTTCCAATAAGGGAGTTTACAATTCCTTCGAATTGTTCCTGAGAATACAAACTATTTATACCTGGAGCATAAGGTCCTGACCCTTCTTGTATAAGCCCCTGAATTTGTCCCATTAGATATTTACCAGACATATTAGGAGTTATATCTATAGGCATAAGTTCTCCAATAACATTCCCATAATACCGTGCCCTGTCAAGATCTGAAGTACTATATATACCTGGTCCATAAGCCCTATCGCCTGATCCAAATGGGGATGTTAAAAATTTTGCAGCTTCGTCTAGATTGTTTGCGCGTACTCCTCTAAATGATGTTAAATATTGTCTCCCAAAATCTTGAACTGCCGAAGCAACTTCCGGGGAGTTCATCATTCCAGTATTATATGTAGCTGCAAGTTGTGGGTAATCTGCTAAAACAGTGTTTATAAGTCTACCAGTGTTATTTTGTCCACTTCCTCTCATTTGAGTATCGGGATAAATATCTCTATAAAGCTGTCTAGCATTATTGCCAGCTATACTAATTGTACCAGCAGCGTTAGCTAATTCCTCTGACATCCCCCCTGTATTATTATATGCTGCGCTACTCACAAGGTTAGCAGCTTCTTCAGCTGAGGTGATATCATGTCTTTTAAATGTATTTGCAGCTTCAAACAAATCTTGGGCCGAATTAGGAACTCTTATTGTTCCTGGTAATAGTACTGATGCAGCAGCTAATCCTGCTCCTAATCCTCCCTCAAGATAATTACCCTTTGCTATTTGTGCTCCAGATTCTATAATTCCCTGCAAATCTCCAGCAGGAGTTACGTATGTAGCTGGGGATACGCTCTCTGCTCTCCCGCTGGTCATAGCTGCACGTTTGTTGGGGTCTCTCCATTCATTAGTTTTGTTAAACATTAATGTTTGGAAAGCCTGCTCTTCGGCCTGCCTTTGTGCCCTTGGATCTATAACTCTCTGTGCTGGTCTATCTCTTACCAACGGATCAGGACGTACATCCATTGGTTGGAGGGTAGTTATTTCCGCATTAGGATTTCTTCTAGGACCTGCAGTTTGATATCTCCTCACACCTCCTGTCTGCATATTAGCAGGAGTTTCTACAACTGTTCCTTCCTGTGGACCTGTAGGAAGATTCTGTATCCCAGGAGGTACACTCTTGAATGATTCTATCAAATGCCCATTGTTATCATACTTATCAATATTTATTGGGGCTTTCATCCCAACAGTATTGAATGGGGCATTTGCAGGAATATTAGGGAATACCATGCTTTGATCAACCTGCCCTCTTTCATGGAATGGGCGTAAACCTTGCTCTTGTTCTTCAGGAGTATTAGCAACTATTGGTTGAGGTTGCTGTTGTTGCATCTGTTGCATTTGCTGCAACTGTTGCTGTCCTTGTTGTTCTTGAACAAACTCCGAGATAATATCTCTCCCTGCATCATATGCAGAGAATACATCCATAATCGAACCTGGGAATCCAGATTGTCTATGTCTGTTTAATAGTTCTCTTCGAGTTTGATTATTCATTAACCAAGAAACTTAAGTTTATAATATGCGGAGTTAAGAGCAGTTTTAATAGTATCTAAATCATTTACAATCTCAGATTGCTCTATAGTCTCTTGTACTTCGTGGATCTTATCTCTAAGCTTTTTTATGTACGTAAGAGCTTGATCAATTGAGTTTAATTCAGGAGCATATACAAATTTATATTTAGGAATTTCTCCTGTAGCCCCTTGAAATGATTCTGCAACTTGATCAGTTAACTCTCTGAGTTTATCATAAAGTTCATTCAGCGCTTTGTGTTGAGCATATGCTGAAGTTCCTGTTACAATTAAGTGCAAGATATGAAATTTATTAGAAGCATCCAATAACTCCACGATTAACTCTGGGAGTGTAGGATATTTCTCTTTCTCCTCTTTAACTTTATTAAGCTTCTCTATATACTTCATTTCTGCTTAGCTTGTGGGGCTGATTGAGCTTGTTCTTTTAACCCAAGTTCTTGTTGCTTGAGGTCTAACTCTTTCTGACGAATCTCAAAGTCAGATACCATCTTCTGCAGATCAATATCAAGTCTGTTTGTTTGATCAGATGCTTCTGCATTGATCAATGCAATCTCAATATCTTTCTGTCTATTTCTCTCGCTGTCCTGATACTTCATCTGAGACTCTTGCTGCTTAGATGCAAGTTCTTTCTGCTTCATCTCCATCTCAGCTTGCTGTTGTGCTTGCTGCAATTCTTGCTGAGCACGTTCTGCTCTTGCAATCTTATCCTTAATAGTTGCAAAGCTCTCAGTATCTAATAACTCTAGAACTGCAGATGCTGGAACTCCGTTCTGCATCATAGCCTGTGCAATAGAACGTGCCTGCTGTAAGTTCTCTTGATCCTTTCCTGAGTCAGACATAAATATCCCGTACTCAGTTTCCATATGCCCAAGAGAATCAAGATCTAAGTATTGAATAGAGGTATCTGGGAGTATGTATGTTCCCTTCTTCCCACTTACCCAAGCTTCTTTCGAATAATCCAACAATCCTTGAAGTTCTCTCTGTTCGAATTGAGCAAACTTCCTAAAGATATCTTCAGTGATATGTGAGGATTGTACAATAGCCTGCTGTGAAGCACCCTTTCCTTCATACGTTCCAATACTCCCTTGTCTTTGTCTATTAACCCCAGATATCTTTTCCCACTCTAACATAATAGAGTCAAGTAACTGAATATACTGAGCTATTGTCTTTACAGACATATCAAGTACCGACTGGTGTGTTGGGGACAGCTGAATACCTTCTTGATTGTAGTCCACCCATGCAATACCTGTTCCTTCTAAGTAGTACATGAACTTATCCATATCCCACTTCTTAGGGATAAGATTGATATCAAACTGAGCAATAATATCTTTAGATCTAGCAATGGATAGTTCCATTCTATACTTAAAGATGTTATAGTTAAGCTGATAGGGAATCCCTAAACTAACTAAAGAGATGTTATTAGAGTTGACATCAGAGTATCTCCGCCCATTGATTGGGAGTTTACACAATGATGGGTTATCCATTGATGTTCTCTGATTAGGAATTGGGGACATCTTAATATAAAATCTCCCATCTATCCTTGTACCTTCCCATACTTCGTTAACCCATTCAAACTTCAGCTTAGCTCCTTGAGCTTTAAGCTCTGGAGTTAACTTGTATGATTCATCTACCTCCATCTCCTCAATGGTTCCTGTAGTCTGATCCATGTACTCTACAAATCCAATTCTCTTTCTGCTCTTCCAGTAAACAGTGATACACTCAATGAGTCTATTTCTGTAGATATTGTCATTATTCCCTGCAGCTTCAGATCTGTACAATAAGTAAGTATCTACAGATTGATGGGTTGGGTTCTCAAGTTCTAATACTTGTTCTTCACTCAAATAATCCCCAAAGTGATCAACAAGCGTAGATGCATGTGCGAATTTTCTAATAATTGCCCAATCCCCATCTTCTACGAAATCAATATCAGGGTCTTTATCAAAGTCAATATCTAATGGGTTGAGTACCTCGTAGAAAGGTTCTTTCCTGCGGACACCTTTATGAGAATAGCATTCCCCAGAAACTAAGAAGTGAAAGAATTGCTTTTGAAACTTATCGTAGATCTCTTCTTTCTGCATAATGTAATTGATAGCAGCCTGTCCTTTGATGGCTCTATCATCTACATACGTTCTTTCGAATTGCTCAACAATCTGCTTAGGAAGCTCAGGCTGTTGCTGTTGCTGCTGAGGATTGTTTGGATCCATCTGCTGCTGAAGCTTGGCAATAAACGTAGCTTGTATGTTGGTTAAGAGTGATTGCTTTTTAGCCTCCTCTTTCATCGTAATAGCATCCGCATTCTCTACAACAACTGTGTAGTTCATAGGACGCTTTGACTTCTCCCCAAGTAATAAGTCTATAATTGGTTTGATGATTGGATAGTTACGTAATTTAGATGGGAAGTTCTCTCTTGTTTTCCCATAAGGCTTCAATACGTACTTATAATCCTGCTCATCAATCTCCCCATTGTAGTAATCATACAGCGTCTTAAGCGTATTTCTGCGTTCAGACAGCCCAAATTTAGATATGTTAATGAATGCATTAACACAATCTTTTCTCCACTGCTCAGACTTCTGGCTTAGTGGGACTCTTTGTTTAGGTATTTTAGCGTATCCGTACATCCTTGCAAAGTTAATAAATTATCTATAATTATTGTCAAACCAGTCATCCAACGCTCTATCGTTTACAATTTCTACAACTTCTTTATTATATAACTCTCGTGTGTGGTACATCACAACCATAAAAGACATAACTCGGTCAAAGTTTCCCTTATGATTAAACTTGATTAACTCTTCAAGTAACGCTAAGTCATTGATTGTATGAAGATTGAGCATTGTTTCCCCATCTTCATTTGTAGAACGTGGAGACACCAACCAGTCTCGTATATACAACTCCCCTTGACGTTTTCTTTGTTCCGTCATGTGCATCCCATACTGTCTCTTTACAGTTCTAGATCTTAGTTCTTTTTTGTCTAACATCTCGAACTCTTCCTGCAGTCTGTGAAGTTTCCTAAATCGCTTAGCGTATGCTATGAGCTCTCCTCGGTCATTTTCAAATCCAATCTTTGCATTGTAGTACTCCGCAAGCATCATTAGATTTTGATTGTATTCATCCTGTGTCTTTGGACGTCCAACATAAGATGCTACAATAATATCATCTGGTTTAGATAGATTGTTTGGGCGTTTGAATACATATGCAGCTCCTAAAGATTCCCCACTTAATGATGTCCCGTGTGCGTACGGGTCATGACCTATAATATATAGGTTTGCGGGTGTTGTATTGTCTTTAGTTCTGAATGGGGGTTCGTATACAACTACTCCACCTTCTATATCGTCTCCCTTTCTATGCGGGAATTTAGTTATAGCTCTTACATCAGGACTTGGGCGAAAAGAAAGCTCAGAACCTTTGTAATATAAGTACCCTGTAATCCCTGATTTATCTAAGTCTCTAGTCTTAACTCTATTGTATTGTTCTTTTAGGGAAGCAACATCGAAGAGATTTGCTGTAGTCTGAAGTGTAGCCTCTTGAGGAGTAAATGGATGCTCAGCAATATATTGATCATAAGATTTTGCATCACTTCCCTTTCTCTTATTTTCTCTTTGAGCTTCCTCAAATGTTATTGCTTTCTCAATTTGTGAGTTTCCTTCATCATCAATAAATCCATCTAAGCTTTCGTAGATTGGGACAAAATAACCACATCTTGTTCCCATTGCTCCTGGATCCCATTCATTTTCAAAACCTAAACAATCATATGCATCTGGGTGATAGAATAATTCATCCATCCCATCAAATCCTACTCCTTCTTCTCCACCCGTTCCAAATGCAATCATTGTCCCAAGAGTCTTAGAACCTTGACGCATCGTAGGCATAGCTACTTCCCAAGCTTTTAGGAGTCCTGAGAAGGAACCAGCTTCCTCAAAGAATACTAACTCTCCTGCCTTACCTCTAAGTTTATCAGGATTGTCTTTCAAGCTAACTCCTAGAATCTGAGATTTCATCCCCAATTCTACGTCAGCCCCGTTTACGTTCTTCTTGTACCCAGACTGCTTGTGCATTTCCCTGTCCCTCAATCTCGGTTGAGTCCAAGCTGTATTATCGTCTATGAAGTTTAAGAAGTCCCAAGTCTTAGACAGCAGGCCATCCCCAATTAAGTATTCTTTCTGCTCAGCAAATACGTAGTTCTTGGAGTTACGTATCAGAAAGTAATTACGAGCAAGCATAGACCCAGCTTTGTAAGAATAACCCTTACGTCTAGCTTTTAGAACTACGATATGTTTGTTCTCTCTCCTTGCTCTATCTATTGCGTGAAAGTATTTATAATCCCCATCATAAAATGCTGGGAATGTTCTTTCACGTCGGGAGATCTTAGTCCCATCAAACATTACATCATCTACAGCTCTGTCAATGGGGCAGAAGTTCAAATAAAAATAGTGATACCCTGTAATTCTTACCTCATCTAATTCATATCCTTCAAGGCATCTCTTAGCCTGCTCATCCCAGTATTCATAATACTCTTTTGTTCCTAGGATTGCGTCTGTGTAGTACCCTTGTTTGAGATATGTATTGGCTGCTTCTGAGAATCTATGTGTATCCTTAAACGGCATTTATTGTGAGTATTTGTTAACTACAACCCCACCTCTATTTGGGTTGTCTTTCTGCTGCTCCTTCTTAACTAAGTCTTCTAGTTTACTCAATCCATCTATTACATCTGCAATCTTCCCAAGATTAGCAACTAAGTCTTTAGCTTGGTTAATTGGTCTCCCATTCTGGTCTACCATCGTTAAGTCAATTGTCTTGAAGTATTTCTCAAGAGTAGTGACCGATGTTTTGGCTGACTTTAAGAGTTTAACTGCAGATGTCTCAGACAGTTCTTTATATTTCTCTACTGCTCCCTTTATTTTAGGAGTTAATTTAACATTCAAATCAGTAGATATCTTTTCCCATCTCTCTTCTTCTTCGTAAACAAAGTAAGGAGATCTGTAATCTTCAAAGAAAAAGACTGCAGCAAGCTCGTTAGTCTTTAAATCTTTAAACTCAGAGATGGTTAATATATATGGAGATGGGATAACACTTGTCCCACTAATCGTTATCAGATCTTTCATTGTGCTTGTCTAAATAGTCAGTACGACCTCTACGAACATGAAACTTCCCAAGGTATGGAAGTCTAACAGCTTCAAATTCTCCCTTACGTATTGTACTAGAAACAAATGCAAATTGGGAATATACTGCGTCTTCAACAACATGCAATGGAAGATTGTATTTCGTAGCTAGTCTTTGAATTATAACCTTATCATTCAGATACTTTGGTACTTTCATTGTCCCATCTATTATCAGGGCAAGCTGCTGTTCCCCATTTAGCTTTATGTTCTACAATACACCCACATAATCCACATCTTTTATTCCTAAGTAGATGCTCACAGCTCTGACAAGTATTTAATCTTCCTGTATATTGCTCTTTGGACACTACAGGAGCACCTGCTTTTACGTATTGGTAGAGTTCCTTAGAGAAATTCTTAACCATAGTCGTAATAGACAGCTTATTTTGTTGTTTGTCCATTGGTTTGGTTTATTTGAGTTTGTCTATAAATTGTATTTTGGCTCTCCCATCTACAATTTTAATCTGAGAACTGCTAGACTGATTGTTGAACTCTTCAACATATTCAGTGATATCCTCTCGTGTAATTAAGAAAGACAAAAAGACTTCAATCTCTTTAGCTGCTCTTATTGTCTTTTCTTTTGCATCATTGACTTTTTCATGCTCATATCTGAGCCTATCAAAGTCTTCTAGAGATATTGTGACTGTCCCATTCATTAGTTTTCTGGGATAATTCCACAAATCATAAACTCATTAACCATAACGAATTTACCTTCAGGGAGATCGATTACTAACCCATCAGATTGTGGGTGTACCATAACCATATCTCCTTTCTTAACTACTTGACAATCAGGTCCCGTCTTAATTACCTTTAAGATATTCTTACGCATGTTGCGTTCAGCACTAGCTGGGACAAGAATTCCTGACTCTGTTTTACTTACATCGGGAAAAGGGAGTAATACCCAGTCCCTTGTAGGATTAAATTTAATACTTTCCATTGTGTTTGGTTTGGTTTAGTTGGTTGGTTTGGTTAGTGGTTATTTAAATACTCTAGTAATTCGTGTATGTCTTCTGGCTTTCTCATGTGTTGTATTGGGGTCATAACAAAACCACAATCACACGTTTGTCCATATACAGACAGTAAATATAGTAAATCTGATGAATTTACTATATAATTTAAGTCTAAATCCCCAACAGTGCATCCTTCACAGTTGTAATTAGACAGAATAACCAGAAGATCAGAGGTTCCCACATGACAATCATTGTCTATGTCCCCAAAACAAAAAACATCATCTGAGAATAACTCTGATCTCTGGTACTCAAGCATGGCATGCATACGTTCAATCTGTCCTGGAGTGAATTTATCTCTACATAACTCGTGAGAATAATCCATATGATTATCTGCGGCAAATGGGACGTTGTTGTAGTTAGATGCTGGGCAGTAATAACCTGGAATACCTGGACAACCTTGGCTAACTTTAGTTGGGGGTGTATCACATACGTAGTCCCCTGTGAATTCACAATCTCCTAAGTTCTGTCCGCAGTTTGACACTATCCCATTCCCATTTCTAAACACATGATGCAGACCACAGTAGTGCCCCATCTCGTGGGTCAGCGTTTCGTTCTCATATCTGAATGTTAAATGTGGACCACTCAGTCCAAACACTTCTGTTTCTACCCACACTCCATCAAGGTCTGACCAAGGTTGGTACAGAACCCATGCAAAACCAAGAATTGACGAGCAGAAATCAGGAGCAACATAGATATTGCAGTATT